CGATTGATGCAAACTTGAATGGCCTTTGCTTTATCTTTCCAGATAGAGAAGGCACGGATGATGTGTACAAGACGACGAGTAGAAATCACTTCCTCAATACCACCATCATAGAAGGTCTTACGGATGATGTCTGCCCAGTCTACGAGACGCTTGCAGAAGTCGGCATCTTCACAGAGAGCCATGAGGATCTTCTGTTCGATTGAAGGGCTAGGATACTCTTGTTCCATGGTGATGGCAAATCGTTCTAGGAACGCCTCGTTAAGCACGTTAGTTCCAATAAATCTCCCGTCCTCGGATCCTTTACCCTTAGTATTTGCGGTTGCAAAAACTTGGAATCCTTCTGCTGGGGTAATGAACTTTCCAATCTTCTTGAGAAAAACTCCTTTACCTTCAAGGATAGATTGGAGACAGAGGATTTTGTTTGAGGCGAGATCGATTTCGTCAAGTAGCAACACGGCACCTCGCTGCAGTGCTTCAATGACTGGGCCATTGTGCCAGACGGTCTCACCATTAACAAGACGGAAACCACCAATAAGATCGTCTTCATCAGTCTCTACTGTGATGTTGACGCGAATGAGTTCCCTACCCAACGTTGCACAAGCTTGTTCAACGGAGAGCGTTTTACCGTTACCCGAAAGACCCGTAATGAACGTGGGATAAAAGATTCGGGACTGAATAATTTTGCGAATATCGTTAAAGTTACCAAACTTGACGAAGGTATCATCTTTTTGGGGGATAAGGTTCTGTTCAACGGCAGGGAGAGCAGAAGGAGCTTGGAAGTTCTTCTCAAGTTTCTCCTGAATAGTAAGGTTCCACTTACCAATACCAGCTTTGTGACTCTTCAGACGTTTCTTTACCGTTGCAAGAGAACAGTTGAAGTGGTCGGCTGCACCGAGCAGTTCGGGGACACCAACAGACTCGCCATGGTTGTCAGTAAGATAAGTTGTGAGGTCTTCAGTGGTCACGGGGACGGGTTCAAAAGGCATGTTTGTTTGTTGTCGATGTATCTATAATACACGAAAAACCCCTTCATGGAAGGGGCTGTGGGACACTTTTTGGACTGTCTACTAATTGGTCTTTTTCAATTCCTCAAAGTAAGACTCTGATGCGATGTGTCCTTTGTAGCCAGGAAAGTGGCGATCCATCATTGCACTAATACCCATCGCAGTGATGGCACTGGTGCAACGAATCCAGACTTCTTTCTTGTCCTCTAGGACTACATGTGGGAGTGGGAATTTACTTCTTTTCATAAGTAAAGGTTTTGTTTTTCACTTTGGTATCGAATTCACCTGTTCTACCAGGCCTCATCTTACCAGTATTGACATTCTTGCCCTTTCCAGGCCAAGATGTTTTGGAAGTACCCTTGAGAGTTGCGGAACCCTTAGGCTTTCTTTGGATGAGTACAGAATCCTGATCATCTTTCGACGATCCCGATTTTACATTCTTTTTGTGCTTAAGTCCAGCCTCTGTTCCAAGTTTTTCTACTGTCTTCTTAAACTTTCTCTTACCCATCTTACCAGATGAGACTACATGGGACTTTTCGCCCACCTTTTTCTCATCTTTGGTTCCAGGGTTTTCGGTGTATCTACCTTGGACCTTGGTTGGCCCAGGAAGTCCAGCGCCTCTGATTCTACGTTCAGTGCGTTTGGATCTCTCCTTATTCTCCTTCTTAGACTTATCTCCTCTCTGACCAGAAAGGATGGCCATGCCACCCTTCTCAGATTTGGATCTAATTCTATTCAGACTACTTTCTTCTAACTCAATACTCTCGAGCATGAATTGTGTGAAAGTTTTCATGGTAGATACGGGGTTCAGTATTTGTATTTATGCAATAAGGTCCACAAATTCACTCAAGATTTTCTTATTCATTTTCTTAGTACGAAGACTTTTCACAAAGGCACTCTTGATTTGACCCTTGGTTGCATCTTCTTTCACAAAGAAATCGGTATCTTGAGAAAGAGCAGTGGAAGACAATCCGAAATAGGTGTCGTAACCAGAACCCTTGAGGGATACGGTCTTAGTTTTTTTCCATTTGGCAACCAACTTTTCAACTTCCATATAGTCATCAGTATACCTACGGATGAAAGAGTTGGAATCACGAGGAGCAAGAACACGAATGCCAATAAAGTTGGTATCTGTAAACCTACTACCAAGTTGATTCAAAAGAGTCTCGGTAGATCCATGATAACCATCTTCTACCTTCCACTGGCATCCAGTCTTCCGATCGCGAATGAAGCAACGTTCTGGATACACAGGACGACTTCCAGTGTAAGTATCCTCAGGATTCCTATTAGAAGGAAGAACCACAGTGTACTTCATTGGAGGTGCTTCACCATCAGTCAGAACAATACACTGAACTTTCTGAACACCGTTCCTCTGTTTGAAATCAGGAATGACCTGATTCATACAGATCAGAGCCTCGTTCAGAGGCGTGCCAGAGAGTGCCAGGCGACATGGAGTTTGAAACTGTGTCTTCCACCTGTTTCCAGAGTCCGAACCCCAGGCAACCCGCCAGAGGTTCTTGAGTTGTTTCTCCAAGACAGGTCCACGAACCTTACTGGTAAGGAGGTTCATCAGAGAAAAATTCCTTTCAACAAACAACTCATTGTGGATTCTCTCTTCATGATGTTCTTCAGGAAATATGGCAATAGGATGTCCATATTCATTCAAGTTCTCTTGATCGTATGTGACCTTAGCCCACTCATTAGTGAAAGCATAAACATCAAATGGAATACTACACTTCTTACAAAACCAAATTAGATTATACAATTGTTTGATTGTATCAAGAAGAACATCTCCCATTGAACCAGACCAATCCAAAACAAAAACTAGGCCATGATTCTTACCATCAGGAACAATAGTAACCTTCTTGAAAAGATCTTCATTGTACTTGTAAGTGTGAAGAACTCCAGTGTTTAGAACACCTGTACGAGACACAGTGGCACGAGCATATGCATCTGCAGCCTTCTTACACTCAAACTCCTTAACCAGATAGTTAACTTCTTTCTGTGCGGCACGTTTGAATTTGGCAAAGTCCTCATCACACTCCACATAACACTTATCATTAAACTCTTTCTGAAAGGTTTCGATATGTTCATGAACCTCAGAGTTGGTAGCAATCACAGTATCAAGTTTCAGTTGAGGAATCTCAAGATAAGCATTCTCTCTCCAATGATTATTTTCACTGTTAAGATCTTCTACGGCATCAGCAAAGTTTTTATCAGTAATGGTGTCTAGACCATCATACTTCTCGCCACCTTGTGGATTATTCTGAGTTTCAGCATTTTGTTCCATCAATTCATCCAATTCATCCCAGTCGCCAGGGGAAGAATCTCCACCATCTTCTCCAGAATTTTGTGGTTGACTCGGTTCAGATTGAGGTTGAATCTTCTCAGACTGTTCGGAAGTATTATCTCCCTGTTGTGCCTTTACTTTTTGTTGAGGAGGAAGATCGTTGGGAGACTCTACAGAATCCTTACAATGTTGCCACAGTTCCCTAGAAAGTTCCAGAACATCTGAGAAAGTCTCAAGTTCTGTAGCACGATCAACAAAATACTGTTCCTTGCCACTGAAGGGAATATCTTCGAAGTTACCAATCTTGAAGAATAGATTGAGACGATCAGCAAGAGTCAAATCTTCAATGTCAGTCTCACTGATACCAAAGAAATCATCATCAGCAAGTTTTGCGTATCCATGAAAGAAAGTTTTGTGGATTCCAGCAAAACGACGTTTAATAAGACGTTCGACTCGGACATCCTCAAGGATGTTGACAAAGTTATGAGGCAACTCAGGATACTTGAGTTTCCAGTTCTCATTGGGAGTGAACAGCGCGTGTCCAACCTCATGACCCACTAGAAGGTCATATACAATGCTTGAGGCCTTTTCCCAAAGAGGAAGGGTAAGGATGCGGCGGTCAACATCAAAGGAAGCCGTATCCACCTTGCGGTTCTCAATGATGAGATCCTCAGTTGCCAGTAGTTTGGCGAGTTGACCTTTGACTTCGTAGTTGACCATGTAAATTCGTTTCGTTGTACCTATAATACACGATCCACATGGTCTTGGAAGCGGCTGTGTGCCACTTCTTCAACTGACCACCTTACTAAATCCACCCACTTTTTCGAAAGTAGTAACCTTCTCAAACTTATCTGTAAGTTCATCGACCTTGTGAGAGATCACAAAGACGTTAGCGTCTGTAATGATGTACCTAATCAGAATACTGAACAAATCAGTACCAGAAGCGTCCAGAGAACTATCAAAGATCTCATCTAAGATCAAGAGATTAGTGGAAGAGGTATTCCTCATCCTAGCAATATCTCTCCAAGTAAACAAAAGAGCAAGATCAATTCGCATTTTCTCACCTTCAGAGAAGGAATCGTATGAGAAACTCTCGTGAATCGGTGATTGTACATGTTCTTTAAAGTCTTCATCTAGAGTAAAATTGACATAGAAGTCCATCCTCTGCAGATACATGTTAATCTGCTTGTTCATCATAGGAAGATATCTCTTGATGATCTTGGATTTAACTCCAGTATCCCTCATCAAGGATTGTGCAAACTCTAGATATGTTTTGGTTTCTGTTTCTTTTCCTCTCTCTTCTTCACAACTTAGCAGTTCATCTTCGAGTCCTTTAAGTTTGCCTGTTTCAGAAGTTCGATTTTCAATTTGTGCGGTAGTTCTTTGAATTTCACTTTCGAGTTCTGAAGTTTGTCGTTGGTACTCAGTAATTTTTGTATTATTGGTAGAAATGCCATTGTTGATTGCAGAGATCATCGAGGATAGTTCTGCAAACCTCTTATCTTTAGACTGTTCTGTCGCGATAGATGATTTGAGATCAGAATATGCTTGGTTAAGTTCTTTAGCTTTGTTTTCAATATCCCCAATCTTATTTAAGCGGAACTGATCTTCAATATCTTGCTCACAAGTAGGGCAAACCGTATTTTCTTTGAAGAACTTATGATCGGATGTCAAATTCTGCATCTTTTGTTGCAGTTTTGAACGAACAGAGGACAATTTCTTAATAGTTGCATTAGACTTCGAAAGAGAATCTGCTTCAGTTTGTAGTTCTGTTTCGATTTTTTTCTGATTCTTTACATTTTCTTCCTGAAGTTCTTCAGAAAGTGTGAGCAACTGTGTGATTTTATGTTGTTTCTCTTTGATTTTCTCCTTTCCACGCTTATCAAGATCGGCAATAAACTCCTCTTGCATCTCAATCTTATCTTGAACCATGTCTTTCTTAAGAGAAAGTTGTTTTACAAGATCATTATTGTCACGAACACGATCTTTCAAGATATTACCCATGCTTGAGAAGATCTTAATGTCCAACAAGTCCTCCACAATGTCTCTACGATTAGGGGCATTGAGTTGCATGAAGGGAACAAACGTTGCCGATCCGAGAATAACTGTCTGAGTGAAAGACTTATAATTTAATTTAAGGATATTATCTTCCAAATACTTCTGTTGATCAATTGCATTGGGGAATTGATCCTGCATCTTACCATTTACATGAATCTCAAAGATGTTTGGTTTGATGCCTCTAATAACTTTATATTCTTTACTAAGAATGGAGAACTCAATCTCGACTACAGCATCTCTTTCATTAACTGTATTGACGAGTTGACTCCTAGAAATCTTACGGAACGCCTTATTGTACAAAGCAAAAGTCAGGGCGTCCAAAATTGTGGACTTCCCTGTACCATTATTACCTACAATCAGATTGGTTTTATTCTGTATCAGATCAATCTCCGTAAAGATATTTCCCGTAGACAAGAAATTCTTCCATCGGATCTTCTCAAATTTAATCATACTTTAGGCGGGATCACACAATCTTCTGACGTGATGATGACGTACTTATAATTATACAACTCACACGTTTTTATTGCAACCTCTGCGTCAACTTCAATGACTTTCAGGGCTGCATAGTCATCTGCTTCCAAGAGACCAACAAAACGTTCTGCATCGTCTTCTTCCTCAAAGATGTAGAGAGCTTTGTCACCACTCTCATCTTCAACGGCATATGCACCTTCACCAGTCTGTTCCTGTAAGGCAAGAATGAACATTAGATCATTTCGCAAGCTTCTGTGTAAACTTCTCTTAGAAGTTTCTTTACTCTTTCTTTGTCTAGTTCAAAGTCAGAGTCTTCAACATATTTATTGAGAAGTGTAATAGTGTCTTCAATCTTTTCCCCATCAAAATCAACTTCCTCATCATTGACAGATAGGTTCTCAATGATCTTTAATTCATGGACATCAGCCTTGAATAGTTTATCAATGAAGTTTTCAAACTGAACGGGATCAGTTTTCTTACGAACGATTACCTTTACAATCTTGTTCGTATACTTAGTGGCATTAAACAAAGCAGGATTTGTATCCTCGTAATGAATGACTTCAAAGATTGTGTATGGATTTAAAACATACTCAATTTCAAAAGTTTCCGTATCGAGAATATGAAAACCTCTCTGATCATCTACATCATTCCAATATAATTGATAAGGATTGCCAAGATAAAAGATGTGACCGTCACTACTCTTAGTATGATAGTGTCCAGAGAACACATAGTCAAACTTCTCGTAACAATCTTTATCCATGCCATGAGTTTGAACGTTTCCTCTGTGTAATTTGAATCCGTTCAATTCAAGGTGACCAAAAACAACTTTGGATTTGGTCTTTTCCATTCTCTCTAAAGTTTGTTCCTTGTTATCTGCACAAATCCAAGGTACAGCAAACCACTTTAGATCACCTGTTTTGTATTCTCCAGGTTCGGAGATGGGAATAATATTTGAATAATCCTCTAGGAGAGATTCAATAGCATTGATCTCATTAGAGTTTTTATAATATGCATCATGATTACCAACCAGTTGCCACACTTTGACTCCCATCTGGTTGAGTCGATTATAAAAGTTTTTCTTGGCCCAATTCAGGGCCCAAAAGTCTACACTTCTCCTGTTATCAAAAGCATCACCCATATGAATGACTGCCTTGATCTCTTGTTCTTCTAAGGTTGGAAAAAATACATCTTCATAAAACCTTTGAAAATAATCATGAAATGTTTTATTACCTCTACGTCCACCAAAGTGCGTGTCCGTAATAATAGCTACCTTCATTTACCAGAAAAAAGAGGAGTACCTTTAATTGTGGCGCAAATAACTTTGAAAATTGATTGGGTTACAGATCCTTCAAACTCTTCAAACATGTACATGTTAAGTCTGAATGCATAGTTGGCTTCTGTGACAATCTCATTCACTGCGGAGACATGTGGGTTCATGCCGCCAGAATATTTGGAAATTTGCAAGTTATCAAGAGTCTTACGATAACATGTTTTAAACTCCTTGGCATCAGGGATGTCATCAAATTCATAGAAGTTTAAACCTTCTCCCTCTGGTGGATTCAGAGCCTTCTTGGCAATACCCTTTAGGATTTGTCCTCCAGATAGATCCCCAAGATACCTAGTATAATGATGTCCAATAAGTGACAGTACAGGCGCTTCTTCAATTCTGTGAACGTATTGTTGAGTCGCAGGAGAAGGACAGATATGTTCCCTCCAAGTGGGACCATAATAATACTTCAGATCTTTTTCTAAAGCCCTTTTCCTGTGAAGTTCGGGAAAATAAAGATCACCTAAAACTGGATCGTCTTTCAATTTATCAAATCTCAACTCCATTGCGGAGTAGATGTAATAAAAGTTTCCAAGTAATTTTTTATATTGTTCTTCGTCAAGAACACCGCGAAGGAAACCAGCAATAAACTTACCGTTTTCTGCTGCGTTGTGGGATTCTTTAGTTCCCTGTTTTAATTCTGTTGAGAGTTGCATGGAAGTCCATCATATTTTTCTTCAAAATCCAAGAATCGGATTTGATTGAATCCACAATAAAGAGTCTTGATATCGAAGTAATTAAATCCTCCAATAACACACTCGTTACTTACTGTGTTTCCAACATTGGGTCGGTTACCTGCTGTGAAATCTTCATGTCTAATCTGTTCTTTCCATTGATAAGGAGTGGTAAGATCATCTGATGTTTGAGTATCCAGTTGCATTGCGTCAAAGAACTGAGCGTCGTCACAAGCAACAACGTGTCTCTTCAAATTGTTCTTTGCAATTGAAGTTACTCTATTCCAGAAGGGAGTATCGTAAGGAGAACCAAATTGATAATGTAAAGAGAGTGCGTATTGATAGTCCAACATTTCCTGACGGAATCTATGGTTTGCACGAACAAAGGCATTGTAATCTCTTCTCTCTACAAAATCACAGATGTCTTCAGAAAGAAGTTTATAATAGTCAAGTGACAGTGCCTGCAGAGGTTCAAGGAAGAACAATCTATTACCATTCAGTGCCTCCCACCTACTTACAACCATTTGTTTGGCGTAACGTGGTTTCCACTTGATTTGTTTGAACTCCTTATCTTCACCATACATTCTCTTGAGTTCGGCAATAGCCTCCTCATCTGTCGTCTCGGTATCATTATAAAGATATCCGCAGTGACTTTCCCCACCATTAAGTTCTGGGAAAGGAAGTTGGAACTGCCATCCATGAGGAGTTGCAAGGTGTACTGTATGATGATACTCCTTCATCTCAGGGATGTGGTGAAGCAAAGCTGCGTTCACTGTAGGCATCAGAGGTTCGTCATACTGACTATCATCCTCATTCCAACCACTACAATTCACAACGAAGTCAAAGGGTTTCCCATTAATGATGATATGGGAACCGTCGCCAGACTCCTTATATCCATCGTATTTCTCTGGATGAAAAACGACGCCGCGCTTCTTCTCCAAGAGTTCAATAACATACTCATTCCATCTCTTGTTATCCAAATGGAAAGCAGTATGGTTACTATTAAATGGGTGAGTAAACTCTCCTCCTTTACCCCAACCAACAAAGTGTACACCGTTCTTATAGGATACAATCCCATCGTCAACGAATGTACCGATACACATGCCAAGAACATCTCGCATCAAACCCGAGATATGAGGCGTAGTAGATTCACCAACTCTAAGGAATGGTGTTTCTGGATCGTAAAAATGTTCAGTTTGGTATCCTCGTCTGAGGAAAATCATGGAACAAACTAATGCACTTGTTCCCTTTCCGATGATAGCGATTTTCATTGATATAACTTAGATTGTACTGCGTCTTTGATAGAATTGTAATCTGCTGAGTTTCCGTAGTCGTCGTCTACACTGAATACTTCATCATATCCAGATCTCTCGATAATCTTTGTTCTAATCTCCATCTGCTTTTTCTCTTTCTGAATACGTCTCAGAAATGCATAATGGATAATCTGTGTAAAATAAGCAAAAGGATTGTTTGACTTTTCAGGGTCAAAGTTTTTAATATACTGAATACAGTTCTCAATGCCGTCAGACACCATGTCTTCACGGTACATGTAATTTACGAAGTTTGGTTTGTATGCAAGGTGGTTGCCGATTTTAGAGAAACAACTTCCAAGATACTCATAACATCTATTAAACTTCTTAGCAGTAACGCGATCTCTATGTTCTTTGAAATACTTGATTGATACACGATGATTTTCGTGACCCAGTTTTTCACCGTCTTTGAAATAATCACGCAGTTCAATAACTGCGGCCAAAAACTGTTTGTTATTTACATAGTGTTCCGATCGCTTCCTTGTTGATCTAATTGCCATGTCATAATTTCCTTTTGCGTGGAACTGATTCCGTTGTATAAAGTATATCACAAAACCTTATGCTTGACAAGGTTCCGAATACTGTGTACAATAACTCTGTCAGAGTTCAGAATCAGTAGAAGCTTTATTATTATATATCTTCTCTAAGAGAAGCCTTGCGTTGGATACCGAATCTAGGTATCCCATTTTTTTGGTTACTTTAGTTTTACCTTGACCTTTCTGTCTTTGTCTTAGGAACTTTCTGTACGCACGAACCATATCACCGTTGTCATCTGCTTCTAATACAGTAATGACTTTTTCCATATCAATGACGATCATTGCATCGCCTTGACTTTTAATCCATGGATCAATCTTTACACCTTCAATACCATTAGTATTTAAAGAGACGGTCTGCACTTGTACAGGTTCACTAAGCAAAAGAAGAGTACGGCCATTTTCTTGCGTGGGGAGAATCTCTGCGAAAATCTCTTCCCCCGATACTAGTTTAATTGTTCCGTAGAATTCTTCTTCAAGCATAGTTACTCTTTGAGTTTTATTTGTGTGAATTCATAATTGAAGTTTTCTTCATTGTAGATTTTTACCCTCTCTATGAGGTGATTAAGCGTGTAGTTCTTACGATGCTTAAATGTGATGTCATCTGCGACATCATATAATACTGCCTTTGACTTGTTGTTTCCTTTCCTCAGGACTCTTCCTATGGACTGCAAGTTTCTAATCCTAGATTTACTTGGAGAGGCGAAAACAACATTGTGTAAATTTCTAATGTTTACGCCTGTGGAAAAAGTTCCGTATGATGCGATGATAATTGCATTCGATTCTGTGTCTACGATCTCCCGAACTTGTTCTCGTTCGGAAGCATCAACTCCTCCATGGACGAAAAATACTCTTCGACCATCTTCAACAGCATTATTTATCAATTCATAAAGCACCTGTCCATGAGTTTCTACTCTGCTGTACAAAATGAGAGTATTGCCTTTAAGGTGCAATGATAGGTTTTTGATGAAATTGTTTCTCTTGGAATGACTGATTAGATATTGAATTTCATCTTCATAGGTCTCAAATTCTCGCGGGGTGTGTTTGAGTAAAAGAATTTTGATATCCAGTTTGGATAGATGCCCTCTTTGAATTAGTTCTGATGTCTGTGTGATCTTGTAACTTGGACCAAACAAACCTTCCAGAACCCACTTGTGAGTTTGAGATCCGTCAAGCGTTCCAGTAAATCCATATCTATATTTGGTATCTCTGAGTTTACTCATGATCCCAACCAGAGATTTAGATTTGAATTGATGTGCTTCGTCTCCAATGACTACATCATAGTTTGCAAAGAATTTTTTATCTAACTTGTAGATGGATTGCCAAGTTGTAATCGTTACTGTCCTTGGATCAAACTTCTCTTTACCAGAGTAAATCATATGGCAATAGTTTTCTGCATCCCAACCATAATCAATGAAATCCTTGTACATCTGTTCCACTAGGGAAGTTGTGGGAACTACAAGAAGAATTTGTTTTTTCTGTTCTGTGAAATATCTAACAATCGAATAGATCATCAAAGATTTGCCTGATGCAGTAGGCGAAATCAATAATCTACGATTATATTTCAATGCATCATAAACTCCATCAATTTGATAATCTCGGGGTTTATGTTTTGAGATACTGGTGATATAATCTTTGACTCCTTCTTTCGAGATGCCATCATTCTTTTCAAAAGGAGTTCCGTAAAACTTACTATCTCGGAAACTTACTGTGTAATCTGATTTTTTTGCCCATGAAACAATCTTGTCTAAGAGACCGACATAGATTTCTCCCGTAGCAGTAGAGTAAAGACGGATCTTACCGTCCCAATACTTACTACGATATTGAGGCATGAACTTTGCACCTGGAACGTCAAACGTAAAATAGTCTGCAAGTTCTTGGTTGATGTATGGTTCAGCTTCAACTGTGAGAAAAACTTCGTTCTTCTTAGTAATAACAAGATCAGTCATAACCGCGAATAAACCTCTGCCATTCAATAGAGTTCTTAATCTGATACGTTCGATTAAGAATGGTTTTCAATATACTGTCGAGATAATTGAGCATCATTGTGTGATACTCAACCTTTGTTACACATCTGATAAGTTCTTCATCAGCATCAAGATACTTATCTAGATCTGCCTTTAATACTTTGTAGTTAAATGGGTTTTCTGCGTATACTTCTGGTGCAGATTTACCAGAGTAATATTCCCATTTTTCTTTTCTTAAAATTTTGAATTTGTTTTCCTGTGCCTTCTTAAGAGTTAGGACGTTGTTGTAGATCCTATAATATTTGGCGTGGAGAACTGGAATTTTTGTGGATTCTAGATGCAGGTCATCGTTATCAATTTTTGCATCTTCTTCCCATAACGATTGGATTTCATCAAGTGTCATCGTCAATTAAACTTACAATGTCAAAGATCGTATACTTAAATGTAGCTTCCGCCACAATATAATTTATATCAGTATTTTGAGCGTCAAATTCAATCTGAGTTAGATCTGTAGGGAACATGTCTTTGAAACTGACTCTCGCAATAGCATTCATATTACTATTGAAAATAACAAGACCTCCATCAGAAAATGATTCAACTCCCAGTGGAGCTGCTTCATCTAGATCTTCTGGAAAACCAAGACTTCTCATCCAATTGTGAATCTCAAGATAGTTCCTTAAATTTTCATCTACCAAAAATTTGATTGAGAAATCGTTGTACACTAACTTATCGCCAGGTACAGGAATATCTTTCAGATAAGTTGACTGAACTGCAACTCCGAGATTAATGGAGGGGATATTGGCAGACTGTGAGAAAAAGTCAACAGTAGGTGCCTTTCTAAGATTGAACTTAAATCCAACGGGGGATAAGAAGTTTCTATTTCTAAGTTGTCTATCCCAGGCAGTTAATCTACCTTCACCAGTGGTTGCCATGGTTATCTCGTTTTTAAGTATTTAGACAAAAAAAAGGACCCTTGCGGGTCCCTTTGAAAGAATCGTGAATCCGATGGATCACATGAGGTTTTGAACCTTGACTCTTCTGTAGTAACGGTTGGTGTTTGCACGAAGGCGACCAAGACCTTGATCGGTTCCTTCTGCGAATGGGTTCGCTACGATACCGTAACGAGTCTTGAAGCCAATCTTTGGCTGGAAGGTGTCCTGACCAACGGCGCGAACCATCTGGAGAGGAACGTAAGGGCAGTAGAACAGACCTGCGTCGTAAGGTGAAGAACCTTTGTAACCGACAACGTAGTATTGATCTGCAGCGTTGTTTGCAGCAAATGGGTCAATGTAGACCTTGAACTTACCAGCAAGTGTACCAGCGAAGGTATTGCCAGTGTCATCAACGTTGAGGTTAGCGTTGAGTGCAGGAGTGTAGTCGAGGAGACCAGCCATTGTGAGTGCGGAAGCAACGTCTGCGGAACACAGAATTGTGTTGCCCTTCCCTCTACGAGTTCTTTGTGCAATCTGGTTCGCATCTCTTTCGATCTGGAACAGAAGACCCTTGAACTTCTCAACAGACCAACGACCGTTGGAGTCAACGTCGAGGTCGAATGCACCTGCGGTAGCAGTGTTGAGTGTTGCACCCTGCTCAGCAATCTTGTAGATAGTTCTGATAACTTCGCGGTTGATCTCAGCAAGAATCTCAGTAGAGAGAATGTTTGCGAGTTCCGCTTCAGCGTTCAGACCGTGGATTGCCTTCAGGTCTTGTGCAAGCTCAAGGCTGTACTCAGCTTTCAGCGCTCTGGACTTTGCAGTCACAGTGACTTTCTCGATCGAGAATGCCATTTCCTGGAAGTGGTTGTTAGCACCATCTCCAAGTGCCTCAGCCTCTCCAGTTGCCATACCCTGACCTACGTTGTAGGCAGAAGTTGTTGCGGATCCAACTGGGTTAAGAACTGCAGGGTTGGAACCAGACTGAGAGTCTGTACCGAAACCAGCAGCTACGTCGGTCATACCAGCAGTCAGGGACTGATCGTCGTCCTGACCAGAGAATGCAGTATCAGGCTCATTGAACAGTGCCTCAGTACCACTCTGGTTGGTGTA